GAACAGTCGGACATGGACGAGGGAAGTATCGACCTCAAAATCAGCATAGAACTGAATGAAGATTACGTTCCGCAGGACGATGGGACAACGGTAAGAATTAAAAAGCCTCTTATCAAGCATAAGATTTCCACTGTTGTACCTGTAAAAGATAGCATGGATGGTAAGCGAGATACAGGAATGTGCCTGGTATATGATGAAAATCTGAAACGGTATGTGCTGAAATATGTTTCTACCGGAGGACAGATGAATATTTTTGATATGGAGCAGCAGGCAGAGAATGATGCAGATATTGTGGATAGTGAAACACCAGCCATTGAGGGGCAGCCTACATATTTCCTGCCAGACAACCAGACTGATGCGAAATCAGAAGAACCGCAGGAGGAAGAACAGAACAGTGAAACAGACGGTATAATGACCGTACCCGATAATGTGGATGAGGAAACAGATACAGATGTTCCTAGCGGCGGTTATGGAAGTACAGACGATAGTGGTATGCCATTACCATTCAGCGAGGACGATGATTATTACCCATACGATGAACCGATGGAGGAATAGAGATGTTCAAGAGAGAAAAGAGAATGCATAGCTTTATTATCAGAGCGCAGGAAATCCTTGCAGAGGGAAAGAGAGAAGAATCGGCAAAGATGGTCATTCAAGGATTGCAGCATTATTCCAATAAAATCATTGGAGCAATACAGCCATATTCCAAAGCGGATGCAACATTGCTGGTTATTGCGTTGAGATACCTTGCAGACCAGGTGGAACAGAAAAACGGCTGTGCATTGGCAGTAAAAGCATTGAGCAAAACCATTGAATTTCCTGAACTGGAAGATGTTGAAAAGGTCAAGAAAGCAACGGAGGGACTTGGAGAATGAAGCGAATAAAAGTGCTTGTGGCTATTGTCATAATTACCATATTGACGTTTGCAGGATGCGCAAAAATGAGTGAAAAAGCAGAAAACGTAGAAGAAAACAAATACGGAGCGAATGCATTAGAGTGTTTAACGAGTGATAACTATGCTTATCCATCGGAGTATAGAGATAAAGAAACAGGCGTTCACTATTTCTACACTTATAAAGGCGGATTAACCGTAAGAATCAATGCCGACGGAACACCATATGTTGATTAAAATTCGAGCCTTTGGAAAGGAGGCGATAAAGAATGAAAAAGGCGAATCGTGGAAATTTTGGAACCTGTGCAAAATGCCATCAGCAGATATTGTGGATAAAGACCATAAACGGTAAGAATATGCCGGTAAATGCAAGACTGATAACATACCGGGTCCCAAAAGAGGGAAAAGGAAAAGAGAGAATCGTCACACCGAATGGCGAAACAGTGAGTGCGGAAATTGTACAGCCTGGGACGCAGGATGCCACCGGTGTAGGATATATCTCACATTTTGCTACTTGCCCAGTTGCTAATATGTTCCGCAAAAAATAAAAAAATGGAGCCTCCTGCAATACGATGATTAACAATCGGCTCCAAAAACACAAAAACTACTGTCATTTTATTATGACAATTCCGAAAAGTCAATCTGTAATTGTAGGAGGTCAGAGAAAGTGGGAAAAGCAGAAAGAAGAGTATCACTCACGAAAGAGGAAATAAAAGCACTCTGTGAGGAGGCTGCTGATAAAGCAGTTGAGAGAAGCGAAAAGGCAAGAAAAAAGAGTATTGCGCAGGAAAAGAAAACCCTCCTGTATAATACCAAAAAGCTGTTAGAGAATTACACGAAGCTGAAAGACTATGCAGAAAAGGCAGTCTGCACTATTGATGAGGCAGAGCAGGTGGATGAGAGCATCGTAAATATGGATGTTCTGTACGGATTCAGAATCTTTGATGAAGATAAAACGTTACATAGGCAGTTAAAGGGAATCAATGCAGTAAAATTTATGCTTGCACACGTAGACCGGATGCTGGAAGTGTACCAGAGAGAGTGCGAAACCTCATCGAATGAGATTATACAGCGCAGATGGAAAGTCATTCAGATGATGTACCTTGACAGAGAGAAAAAGAAGAGCACAAAGGAAATTGCGGAATTTTATAACATGGAATTGTCCACAATCCAGAAAGATGCAAAAGAGGCACGAAATGACCTGACGGTGCTATTTTTCGGCTTAGATGCTATGATTTTGCATGATTTTGGGAACCCGATGGATAAATAAAAAACCGTTCGGTTTATTTTGAATCCGTTTTTTTTCCTTTGACCGTCAATTCGACCGATGATATAGTGTATGGTGCAATCAGAAGAAGTTTTGATTGTAAAGAATGTGGCTGCTGTACTCGTTCTTTTTCTCGTGTGGCAGGAGAAATACCTGCCACGCTCCTAAAATTAAATATCAGTAACATGAAAAGTCATATCTGAAAACGGTATGGCTTTTTGTTTTGCCCGGAATGAGGAGCACAGAGGATGAACAGACGCAGGAGCCGAGAAGATGAAAGGAGCGAGGCAATAAATGAACAGCAGCATTGAAATTGTCATGCGGAAGATTGGAGAACTGAAACCGTATGAGAATAACCCAAGACATAATGATATGGCGGTGGATGCAGTAGCAGCATCTATTCAGCAGTTTGGATTCAAAAATCCAGTTATCATCGACAAAGATGGAGTGATTGTCGCAGGACACACCCGATATAAAGCGGCAAAGAAGCTGGGAATCACAGACATACCATGTATCAGTGCAGATGATTTATCGGACGAGCAGATTAAGGCGTTCCGGCTGGCAGACAATAAAACCGCAGAGCTGGCAGAATGGGACGAGGATTTACTGGGAAAAGAAATGCAGGGAATCATAAACATTGATATGAGCCAGTTCGGATTTTCCGTTGGAGAGGATGAACTGGGAGAGGAGATGCAGGACGATAAGTACACTCTGAAAGTGAAAATACCGCAGTATGAGATTACAGGAGAGTGCCCGGAAATATCTGATATGCTGGATAGCAGCAAGGCGGATGAGCTGATACAGGAAGTTGAAGCCGCAGACATCCCGGAGGAAGTAAGGGAGTTCCTGATACAGGCAGCACGCAGGCACAATGTATTTAATTACCGGGACATCGCAGAGTATTACGCACACGCAGAACCGGAAGTGCAGAAATTGTTTGAAAAGTCCGCACTCGTGATAATTGATGTGAACGATGCCATAGCAAACGGATATGTGCAGTTGGCAACTGACATCACAGACATTATGGAGGGCGAAGCTGATGAGGAATGATTTCGCAGTTTTCATACTGACACATGGGCGAGCTGATAATGTGGTTACGGTTCCTGCAATTAAAAAGGCAGGATATACCGGCAAGATATATTTCATCATAGATGATGAGGACGAGCAGGCGGAAGAATATAAAAAGAACTTCGGGGCAGACCGAGTGATTATATTTGATAAGCAGGCAGCATATGACCGGGCAGATACGATGGATAATTTCAATGACCACAGGGCAATCATTTATGCTCGCAATGAATGTTGGAGGATTGCGGAAGAACTGGGGCTGAAATACTTCCTGATGCTGGATGATGATTACAAAAGCATTGATTACCGGTACGAGGAAGATGGAAAGCTGAAATATAAGCCATCGCATGATTTTGACAGAGTGTTTGAAGATATGATTCAGTTCCTGGAGGTGTCGGGAGCTGATACAGTGGCATTTTGCCAGGGAGGGGATTTCGTCGGAGGAGTAGACGGAGGAAACTTCCACAAAGGATTATTGCGAAAGGCGATGAACAGTTTCTTTTGCAAGACAGATACGCCAATAGAGTACAGGGGAACCATGAACGAAGATGTTGTGACATATACAACATTGAGCAGCCGGGGACACCTGTTCTTTTCAAATACACAATATTGTGTGGTACAGTTGCCAACCCAAAGCCTGTCGGGAGGAATGACAGATGCGTATAAGGAGGGCGGCACGTACCTGAAAACCTTTTATGCGATTATGAGTATGCCGAGTGCTGTGAAAGTCAGTATGATGTACACCACGCACAAGAGGATACACCACAGGATAAACTGGGAACACACAGCCCCGAAAATCCTGAACGAAAAGTGGAGGAAAGAGAGAAAGGAGGATACCTGAAAATGGAGAAAAACATAACCGGCGAAAAGATGTTAAGCCACATAGACAGGATTGCAGGGGAAAAGAAACCCATAACAGCAGATATATTCCTCACAAATTATTGCAATAACAGATGTCCATATTGCACCTACGGACGGTGGGAGCTGGATGCAGGGGCGCAGGCAATGAGATATGAGGATTTTATCATATATGCAAAAAGACTGGCAGCTATGGGCGTACAGGGATTCATACTGACCGGTGGAGGAGAGCCGACCATCAATCCTGATTTTGAAAAGATTGCAGGATGGCTTACCGAGAACAATTTCCGGTGGGGGATGAATACGAATTTCAATAAGCTGGTAAAGGTAAAACCAAATTATCTGAAAGTGTCCCTGGATGCGTACAACAATGAAAGCTACGAACAGTTGCGAGGCGTGGCGGCATATGAAAAAGTCCGGGAGAACATAAAAGCGTATGCGGCATGGAAAAAAGAAAACAGTCCGGGCACATCTCTTGGAATCCAACAGCTTGTAAAAGAGCCGGAGGACGTAAAGAGATTTTACGATGCAAATAAGGACCTGGACGTTGACTACATGGTTTTCAGACCAGTGGAAAGCACCGCAGGAAGTTATTACAGGGATGAGAGGAAAAAGAGAGATGCGGAGGAAATAAAGAAAATCGTATCGGATATGGCGATGGATGATGAGAGAGTGACGCTCAATTTCAAATGGGGATTACTCGACAGGCAGGAAGAGAGATGCACCGCAAGCTGGGCGCAGATGGCTTTAAATGAAAAAGGCGAAGTCATGTACTGTTGTCATAAGCCGTATCAGATTATAGGTCATATCATGGACGAAGATATTCTGGCAAAGAAAATGGCGGCGGTAACGGATATGTCAATGTGCGACATACCTTGCAGAATGACAGCCCCTAATCTGGAGGTCAAAAAGATGGAGCAGGCGAGAAAGGACGCTTGCTTTATTTAATTTTATCGGAGTTGAGAACGAAGCGAGGTGGTGGCATTGGCAAATGACGAAAATCTGATACCTATGAACCGCCGAACAAAGAGCGAGCAAAGAAAAATTGCTACAGCAGGAGGTAAAGCATCCGGGGCAGCGAGGCGCAAAAAAAGGGATATGCGAAAGGCAGCCGAAATGCTGCTGAATATGCCGGTATCGAATAAGCAATCTACCATGAAAGCCACGCTCACAGCTTTAGGAATTGACGAAGAGGATATGGACTACAGTATGGGAGTGATGGCGGCAATGCTGG